ACAACGCCCACATCCCCGCAGACCCCGCCAACACCGATTGGCAGGCCTACCAACGCTGGCTCGCCGCAGGCAACACCCCCCAACCCGCCGACCCACCTCCCGCGCCCGACATCCCCGCCCTGCGCCGCGCCGCCTACGCCGCCGAGGCTGACCCCATCTTCTTCATGCACCAGCGCGGCGAAGCCACCCAGGCCGAGTGGCTGGCGAAGATCGCGGAGATCCGCGCCCGCTACCCCATGCCGGAGGCCGCATGAGCGCCGCGCTCACCGCCCTCACCCCAGCCGTGCTCGCCGTGCTCACCTACCTGGCGCTGGCCCTGGGCGTCACCTACGCGCTCTACGTCTTCTACGCCGCGGTCATGAACATCGCCCGCGTGCGTGACGCCGGCAAGCTCACCCGCATCGGCTACGTCTTCGGATGGCCCACGCTCATCATCGGCTACACGCTCGACGTGATATGCAACTGGTTCGTGATGACCATCGTCTTCGCAGAACTCCCGCGCGAAACCACCGTCACCGCCCGCTTCAAGCGCCACAACCGCGAAAGCACCGGCTGGCGCCTGTCCATCGTGCGCTTCTTCGAGCCCCTGCTGGACCCGCTGGACCCCAGCGGCGACCACATCTGAGCCGCAGCCCGCCGCCAGCGCCCGCACACCCCAGCATCACCCGCCCGCCACCATGACCCTCGCCATGCAGCAGAAAGCCGACCTCGCCGCCGAAGCCGCCAAAGCCGCGCCGCCCATCACCGTGGCCGGCGCCACGGTGGCGGGCGTGCAGGTGAATGACCTCATCCTCTGGGCCACGCTGCTCTACCTGGTGCTGCAGATCGGCTTCCTGCTGTACCGGTGGCAGCGCCTGCACTTCGGCGCCGGCCAGAACCAGCAGCATCCAGCCGCTGACGGCTGAAGCCCACCGCGCCGGCCCACCCGCCCATGAAACACCCCCGCATCATCGTCACCGCCCTGGCCTTCAGCGCCGCCGGCCTGGTGGCGTTGACGCAAGACGAGGGCTACACCGACCAAGCCGTGCGCCCGCTGCCCACTGACCGGCCCACCTACGGCTTCGGCTCCACCTGGCGGCCTGACGGATCGGCCGTGCAGATGGGCGACACCATCCGCCCGCCGCAGGCCCTGGCGCTCACCCTGCGCGAAGTGCGCCAGGGCGAGACCGCGCTGCACCGCTGCGTCACCGCGCCGCTGACGCAAGGCGAGTTCGACAGCCTGGTCAGCCTGGCCTACAACGTCGGCGCCGGAGCCGTCTGCAAAAGCACCATGGTGCGCCTGCACAACGCCGGCCAGCACGCCGAAGCCTGCGCCCAATTCGACCGCTGGGTGTTCTTCCAGGGCAAAGACTGCCGCGACCCCGCCCACCGCTGCGGCGGCCTGCCCAAGCGCCGAGCGCAAGAGCGCGCCACGTGCGAAGGCCAACCCCACACCACCACCGCCAGCGCGGCCGGCACCCGATGACAACGCGCCCGCGCCGCCACCAAAGCCCGCGCGGCCTGTTCGGCATCGAGCTGGCCATCCTCGGCGTCATCGCCGCGCTGATCGCCCTGGCCGGCGTGCAAACCTGGCGCCTGCACCAGGCGCAACTGCAGGCCGCAGACATGCGCACCGCCCTGCAGACAGACCGCCGCCAAGCCGCCGAAGCCCTGGCCGCCGCCCACGCCGAAGCCCGACGCATCGAGGCCAACCACCGCGCCCTCGAACAGGCATGGACCCGCAAACACCAGGAGATCGCCCGTGAAGCCGAAGACCAAGCCCGCCGCACGGCTGCTGCTGCCGCTGATGCTCGCATCGCTGGCGACGGCCTGCGCCACCGCGCCGCCCAGCTCGCCGCCAGCAGCCCCGCCGCCTGTCCAGCCCCCGCAGATCCCCCCGCTGCCCCCAGCAGCCCACCAACCCCCAGCGCCGCCGCTGTGCTTGCCGACGTGCTTGGAAGGCTGGAAGAGGCTGGCCGACAGCTTGCTGAGGTAGCGGATGCAAGGGGAACCGCTGGCCAAGCCTGCCAGCAAGCCTACGCGGCACTGGTGTCAAACCCGGGTGTAAATCCTGGTGTAAATCCTGGTCAGAAACCCCCAGAAAAAGGGGTTCCCTGACAGACACTTACCCTCGCAGACGGTGGCAGACACCTGGGTTCACACGGCAGGGGTCGCAGGTTCGAACCCTGCACCGCCCACCAAGGAAATCAACGACTTACAGCGGCCCTCCGGGGCCGTTTTTCTTGCTGGTGTAAATCCTCGGTGTAAACCGGCGCCAGGTTTCCCAGCTTCTCCAGCGCCTGGCGCTGCGGCGCGGTCATCACGTGCGCATACCTCTCCGTGGTTTTCACCGAGGTGTGGCCCAGGATCTCGCGCACCACGTGCAGGTCCACGCCCAGGCCCAGCAGCACGGTGGCGCAGGAATGGCGCAGATCGTGGAAGTGCACGTGCGGCATGCCGGCCTTCTCCCTGGCCCGCCTGAACCCGCTTTTCACGCCCTCGAAGCTGATGGCCAGCGGTAGCTGATCCAGCCACGGGCGCAGCGCCGGCACGATGGGCACCTCGCGGTAGCGCAGCGTCTTGGTGTTGCCCGCAGGAATGCGCAGCGTGTCCGTGCCGATGTGCTCGGGCAGGATCTGGCACACCTCCCCTCGCCTGCAGCCCGTCAGCATGGCCACCCAGATGGCCGCGCGCACCTGGGGGCTGGCGTGGTCGGCCAGGGTGCGCACCTGCTCCATGCTGAGGTAGACGGTGCGCTGGTTGTTCTCGGCCAGGCGGCGCACCAGGCCGCTGTAGTCCACGGCGGTCTGGCCGCGCTGCCACGCATCGCTCAGCGCTTTTTTCAGCGTGCCCAGGCTGCGGTTGATGGTGGCGGGCGCGTACACGCCCTGCAGATCCTCGATGATGGCCGCGGCCACCTGGCGGGTTTCTGAGGCGCGCTTGCCCTCAAGCCAGCGCCCGATGCGCCAGGCGTGATACCGGGCGGTGCTGGCACTGCGCAGGGTGGCCGCGTGGCGCGTGGTGTAGTCGGCCAGCAGCTCGGCCAGCATCGGGTCACCGGGCAGATGCGGGTGGCGCTGCACCGCCTGGGCGTGCAGCGCCCGGACTAGCTCAGCTTCGAGGAGCTTGGCATCGCCCGCACTTGCACCTGGCGCGAGGCGGCGGTGAAGGCGGCGACGGCCGACGCAAGCCTCTGCGTGCCAACGGCCATCGTTGTCTTTTCTGATCGGCATGAGGCCTGCTCCCCTGTCCAGTCCATGACGGCGGCCAGGTCAAAACGCCGGCGCCGGCCCACAAGGATAGACGGACAGCCCTCCAGCACCATGCGCGCCACCGTGCGCTCACTGGTGCGCAGGTGGGCGGCAAGCTCGGCAGGGGTGAGCAAACTCATTCCAGGATCTCCTTGATCTCCGCCAGCATCTCGCGCACGGCGTCGAGCTGGATGCCGCGGCCTACGCTGGTATGCAGAGCATCGCCGTAGGTGCGCAGGCTGCGGTCGGCCAGCTCGCGCAGGTGGCCGATGGCGGCGATGGCCAGGTGCGCGGTGGCGATGTCACGCGCCGTGACCTTCTGGCCCTTGCGCTGGGTGAACTCCACCAGGCGCAGGTGCGCGGTGTCGATGGTGGCTCTGGTGGTCATGCTTGGTTCCTGATCTCTGCGGCGATGACTTGGGCGATGCCCTCGCAGCTTGCGTGCGCGTCGGCGATCTTGGCGCAGCGCCTGCGCTCTGCAATGGCGGCCATCCGGGCGATGTGCTCGGCGAAAAACACGGTGCTGGTCACGGTGACGTGCGTGCGTGGGCTGCCAGCGGGGAACTCGATGAAGCGGTCGAACGCGGCCTGGATGTCGTCGCGGGTCATGGTTGATCTCCCGAGGATTCCTCGGCAGTCCCCTGCGTCAGCGCCTCCACCCCGCAATCACACTCCCGCGCCGGAATCTGCAGCAGGGCGCAGCCGGGCTTGTGCTGGGGCTCTGCCGGCAAGGGGGGTGGCAGATTGCCCCCTCCCTCTGGCTCTGCTCGGCGCTGAGGGGCGGTGAACAGCGGCACCGTGCGGTCAGGCTTTCTGCCGTTGTACTCGCGCGGGTAGAACTCACGGTGCAGGCCGAATACGTCGTCGTACTCGTAGACGTGGCAGTAGGGCTCCTGCACCGGCTCTGCTGGGCGCTGGGGTGGGGAGGTGTAGAGGGGCTGTCTGGTAGCGTGAATGCCCTCGTCGATAAATCGCAGCATTCTTTCGTCGTATACGAACTGATACCCGTCCGGCAGCATCACCCTCCACGCCACCGGCTCCTGCACCGGCTCTGCCAGCCGCACCCGCGTGACATTCGCCCCCATCTGGGCGCACACGAAAAGCAAATCGGGCGGGATCAGGTCGTCCTGCACCGGCTCCTGCACCGGCTCTGCTGGGCGCTGGGGTGGGGAGGTGTAGAGCAGATTGCTTCCAACAGGCAGGTCATGCCGCCAATCGTCGAACTCTCTCGCTCCGTTAGGTGTGATGTAAATGGACGCCACCGGCTCCTGCACCGGTTCTGTGATCGCGGCCAGTTTCTTCTCTGCCGTTTTGGCCCGCTCTGCCCATTCGTGGATCGCGTCAACGTGCGCTTCATGCAGGGTGCATTGCTGCACTTGGA